CTTTATGCTCCTGGCGGATCCTCTGGCGCCCGCCGCCGGGGGTATTTTACCCGAAGGCTCGGGGGGGGAGCCCCGGTGCTCTTCGTTGAAATTACCCCGTGCAGCGTCTGCAAGAGATTCCGCAAGGATCATATTGCTCTGCAGCGATATCTGACCCCGCTTCCAACTGTCTCCGATGTACTGCAGTGCGGTTCGTGCTGGAACCTTCGACCCGTAGTACTCCTCCATGACGTGATCAAAGTTTTGCCAGACATACCGCGGGTTCATGTCCAGGCGCTCCGCCATGTGAAGTGCGACGCCGATCCGGGCAGCCCCTTCCTCTCCGGGGTAGCCCGCTTCGTCCATCAGCTCTGCAAAGTTTGACCGCCTCTGCTCCATGACCGGGGCCGGGAGCTCCGCTAATGTCTGGAACGGGATATCGTCCTGGGGCTCCCTGGTCGGTGCCGGCGGATCCGGTAGTTTCTGCCTGGCATTCCCGCCGACCCCCGGGGGTAGCGCCGCCTCGGTCTGTATCGGTACTTCGTTCAACTGGCTCTGTTCTCGAAAATCGCTCATTGCATCCTCAGTTGTGATTCAGATGTTGATCGGGGCGTCCCGCTCTGCTCCCTTGCCCCGCCGCCACCGGACGCGGATACCGGCTCACCGTCAGGCAGGAGGTACCAGCGTTTATTCACTGAGCTGTACATGAATGGCGTTTCGTCGGTGTACTCGGTCCCTGTATTCGGGTCGACCATAAAGAATGCAACTACAGCCGGTCCCCGGGGTGTATCCGCCTCGAAAAGCGGTCGGCCATCCAGGTCAAAATCCGTGAATCGAACATTACCCAGCTGTGGTAGCCGCTCCATCATTGCCAGGTGACCGTAGGACATCTCGTTGAGTGTCGTTTCGTAGGCGTCCTTCAGGCCCCTCACGTGACCCTGATCTATCGCACGAAGGTTGTCTTCTGTTGCGTTGTGCCGGTTAAATATGTTCTCATCGGATTCCGGTCGGTACTGGCTCCGGCTGTTCATTTTCATAATCCGGTCGCCAATGATCCATTCACGGACAAAGTTTTCCGACACCTCCAGAAGGTGCTCTTCACGAAACTCACTCCGGAGAGTCCGGGACCCGTCCTGGTTGGTCCTGTAGAATTGCTCCCTGAGCCGGGTAAGTAGTTCACGCCTCATGCGGTCAGCATCGTCAGACTCAACCCCGTTCTGCTTCACTGCGTCATCGAATCGACTCCACACCGGACCCAGCCGGTCCTCCATCGGGTCGCGACCCATAAGATGATCCCGGACTGTTCGGGATATAACACCGTCGCGGTGCGCTTCAACGATATCTGAATTGATCTGGTTTCTGTCACGGCTCCCGCTATCGATGTCGTGAATGATCCGCGCCTCAAACTCCCACCCTTCTTCGGTGGTCTCTCCCTCTCCTATCTCGCGGTCAGCCTGGGCTACATCCTGCAGCCGCTTCTCCCAGTGCTCTCGTTCTGGTCGGGTCAGGTACTGGGCGTCCCAGATGTGGTCCATGGTCAGTGACCCGGCCTGCAGGCGCCGCCACATCATCATGTCTTCCTCGGATCGAAGCGCCTCTGCCCTTCGCTGCTGCTGGGCGTCCATCTGATTCAGGGTTGTAATCAACGCACCTTTCTGCCGATCGTTCAGTTCCTCACTGGTCTGTATGTCGTTCAGGGCAACGTCGTACCCGTCTTCGGAATAGGTAAGGAGCGTCGAATCTTTTGCCTGGTCAAACAGAAGGGATTCCCGCTCCTGCTGGAGTATTTCTTCCGCCTGGTAGTCGTCCTGGATGTACCCGGTTGACAGTCCGTCGGCAACCGCTGTCTGGATACGTTCCCACCGTTCGCGGTAATCGCTCAATCCCCGGGCTGTCTCTATTGCGCCCTCGATTGTGGATCGTCCCCATGCCAATTCTCGATTCCAGGCCACGTCCGCAACGCGCCGCCGGGTGTTTTCCGACTGCTGCATATACCACTGCTCTGTACGGGACTTCACCTCCGGGTCCTGAATGGTAGACAGCACGTCTTCCTGAATCGCCCGCTGTTCTTCTTCCCAGAGTTGTGGATAGGACCGAAACTCAGGATTCTCCCGGAGCCCGGTGACAAACTCATCCATTCGTTTGCTCAGGGCGGTTGTGGTCTCAACGTATTCCGTTGTCCTGCGACGCTGGCGAATCGGCTCCATGAATCTCTGGGCCGACTCCGCCGCGCCGGCAACGGAATTCAGTGCACCAAGAGCGCTTCCGCTTGGTATCTGCATTACACCAGCCCCCCTACTGCGCTTCCTAGTCTGAAGCCTGTCGAAACCATATTTGCCAGCCCGGTCACGTAGCTGTATGCCATCGAGTCTTTCATGTACTGCCAGTTCGCATCGGCCATGGTATTTGTGTACTCGTACCCGGCTTCCGACATCTCCAGGGCGGCATCGGCAGACTGTCTCTTCAGGGCTATGTCATCAACCGTGGCACGGAAACCGCGGTCAATGCGGTTCATGTCCCGGGAAACCTCCCGTCCTATCTTGGCGTCCACGCTTCCGCCCCGTGAGCCCGTGGAGGACACGGCGGTTCGCAGCGATTGTTCTCCGCGGATTATTTCTCCCATGTTGTCGAGTCGCTGTGCGGCGGCTTCTTTCTCTGCATTTGCCTGCTGCTCCGACTGGATTCCGTGCATCGTCTGGCCGTGCTGGCGATTTGCTGCCGCCTGTTTCTTCTGTGCCTTCCGCTGCTCCTCCACCAGTTCTCTCTGCGCAGCCGCACCGGTAAAATCGTCGACAAGTTGGCGTAAGGTGTTTTTTTCGTTGAAGAAGGAGTCCACGAAGTGATACTGTGGCGTCTGTGCAAGCCCATACGGGCTTCCAATAAAATCCTGGGCCGTCCCCAGAGGATCGTTGACAAACTTGTTTACCGTATCCCCTATGGTCCCGACCGGGTTATTGACAAAGTCTGTTACATCTTTGGTCACACTTTTAAAGGTATTTTCCAACCACCTCATCACACACCCCCAATAAATACGTCAGCTTCGATACTCATGACGTTCAGCGGATCCGCGTCTATCGACTCGATCTCAACCTGTACCGACGGCGCCGACGCCGATTCGAGTGTGAGCGACACCGGGCCGGAATACAGCTCGTCGACCTCCCATTTCTCCCAGGGACCGTCATTCACCCGGGCCCGGAACGATCCGGACTGATGCACTAATACCGTCACCCCGCCAACATGCTTGTATTCACCCAGCGCGACCCCCAGTGCGTCGGGGACGTTCACCGGCAGCGTCTTCACTCGGCTCACAAACTCGCCGGCCACCTCGTGGCACCATAGGTGCACGGTATCTACCTCTCGGATCAGTCCGCCGATAGGACCGCCACCAATGAACACAAACTCCCCTATGATCAGGTGTGCTCCGAGAAACGAACCGCCGACGGTCCTGCCATCCCCTATCACCTGGACGGATTCCGGGTCGGTATATGAGTAGATTTCAGCGATAGACATATTGACCGTCCCGGTCGCTGTCGTCGGGACCTTGGCCACAAACTCAAAATGGTCGTTAATGAATGCGTATACCTTTACCGTCGACACGTCCGGCAATTTGTTTCCGGTAAACCCGGAGGCTGATACCTTCAGATACTCCCCGCGGTCGCCGTGAATATTGTTCTGCTGCTGCAGCAGGCGGTCGAAACTGGTTCGGCCCCCCGGCTGGTCAACCGTATCCAGCGGTATGGACTCAATCCAGAAATACTGGCTGTCATCATGTGGCCGGCGGGCAACGAATACATCACCCTGGTATTCCCAGAACCACCACACGTCATCCATCAAGACGGTAAACGCCGATATGTTGTTCGGGGCTGATTCGGTGAGACAGTACAGCGTACGGGACACGTCCAGGACGATCAGATACCGGTGGCTGCCGTGTTCAACTACGGCGATATGGACGATATCCGACATATCCAGAAACGATCCAACCGACGCGGCTATGTAGCTCTGCTCGTTGTCCGACCACTGGACCCTGGTCAGTTTGTTCTGCTTCCGCAGCACCATGGATGATCCATACGGAATCGCCTGGCTGGCGCCGATGTTGCTGATTCTGCGAATAATGAACCCGCCGGGGTCCGTAGAAAGATACCCGGCGCTGGATGTCACCTCGTATTCCGCCCGGTCTGTGCCGAAGTACAGCCCGGCCCGGGCCAGTATCCACCGTACCTGCTCGCTCCCGTAGAAGTCCGGTATCGCCTCGATCGCACCGGTGTCCACCGTCTCGTACTCGACCGGGTCTGTGTCTGGTATTTCAACCTCTTCGGTCAGGTCGAAGTTGAGCATATCCAGCGGTACAGACGTGCGGATATTCCCCCAGCGTCGGTCTATCAACACCAGGCGATTCTGGTACACGTCGGCCACTTCGTCTGATCCCCAGTCCGATATGGTCATGTCAAACAGGTCAATTTTCCAGACACCGTCACCGCGGCGGACCAATGCGAATTGATTTTCCACGTCTGCCGTTGGCTCGGCGTACACCGTCGGGGTAGCGTTCATCGGCTCGCCCTGGTAGGCGGAATTCCCCAGGTTGTACTCTGTCCCGGACTGCAGGTCCCGGGCCTTGATTCGCTCTGTCGGTGTTTGCTGCCACCACAAAAGGATTGCGCTTTGTGAGTCCGCCTCGCCCTTTCGCAGTACCACAAACCCGGGTATAGGGTCGGACCCAAACAGCCCATCAGCGTCTACCGGTACACCCATCTCGTCATACACGGCCAGACTGCCGGCGCGTCTCCGGATACCCCCGTCAGGAGAGACAACGAAACCGGTCAGTTCCGCTGCGGCCTTCTGCTGTATGGCGGTATCGAGCCGGCCGGCCATGCGCTTTGAGACCATACCTATAGAAAAGTCAGTAATCAGAACGCGCCGCCGTGGCATTAGGTTACCTCGTCCCAGTGTTCTGGGTCATCGTCCAGCCCTGGTGTCTCCATTGCGTCCTGATTCTTTGCCTGCGCAAGCATCACCGTGTATTCACTCTGAACCACGCCCAGATAGTCTGACTTGTTCAACGCCAGGGCGATATGGGACGCAAGCCGCAAGGAGCACGCCATAACGAACTTTGTCGGCAAGGTGGCGCCTGGTACAATCCGGGGGTCTTCCTCGGTGATATCGTCGACCATGGAACGTGTATACAGACACACCAGGTCAGAACCGTCGGAATATATCTTCCCGGCTTCTACTTCGTACTGTGTTTCCGGAGTGACCGCCAGGACACGGATCGCATCAGACGGGCGGTCATACATATAGTCGTAGCTGGTAAGGTTTTCTGTTGATTCATCAGCGACAAGGGCCGCCCGCTTTCGTGCGAACGACCACTCATATTCGCTGACAACCTCATCCATCGCGGTTTTGAAAAACGCAAGCGACGCCCGGGCCCCGGTGCTGTCGTCGGAAAACGACGTAATAGCCCGATCGCCTATCCGCCGCAACGCCTGATTCACAATCCCGAGCGCCGTCATGGGTTATTCCTCCGCCTTCTGGTCTTTGGATGAGCTGGTGGGCGACCGACGCCCGGAGCTCACAACCTGGATGTGGTTCGGAATGAGTCGCTTATCCCTGTTCGGGATTTCAAACTCGTCACCAGGCGACCGAAGCCGCCCAGCGAAAAAGCATTTCACTGTTGCCTTTACAGTCATTGGCGTTTTTCTCCTCTCAAGGCATGCCGCCCCCTTACGGGGCGGGCATGTACCCGGCGGTGATCTTGCCGGTCGTTGCGTTGTCTCCGTCAATCACATAGTTGAGCTGGTGGTATTCCAGCATGTCCTTTGGGACGGAAACTTCCAGAAGAACCTTGCCGGCCACAGCGTCTGCAAGCGCAACCACAGGGCCCTCCAGGACGGTATCCCAGGAGGAGTCGTCGTCGCTGGTCTGCAGCTGTACCTGCACACTGGTGCAGGTGGCAAAGTCCTCGGTGACCTGAGCGTACAGACGCACACTCTGGCCATCTCCAATATTGCCGCCCCCGGGAAACCGCAGCTTGTTTTCACTCACTGCAGTATCGGTAACGGCCTGGTCCTCAGAAAACAGTTTTCGATCAAGAGTCATATTCTCAATCCTCCTTTACGACACCACATCTTCAGTGGAGAGAAGGGCGTCAACCCGCCGGAGCGGTACACCACGATACGCAGCCGGGACCTTTCCGTCGGGGCTGGCCGGGGTGTAGTTCATGTTCCCACGGGTCAGCTGCATGATATCCAGCTGGGTGAGAACGTCAGCATTGCAGTAAATCCGCATCTGACCGCTGTTCCGCTTGGGAATGGTGTTCAGGATACGTACCAGCAGGTGGTTCCATGCGGCAAACTCCGATTCGTCCAGGTCGCTGTCCGGGACGGGGACGTTGGCAATTCGGTACACAACCCGGGGGTCCCGCACCATAAAGCCCATTTCCCATTCGTACAGGCTCTTGTACACCTGCCGTTCCTTGCCGGAGTCGGTGTCAAGCTGCGTCTGCTCTCCCAGGTCACGGGTGTTCAGACCTGCCGGCATGCCCTGACGGTAGATACCGAAGAATGCACGGGGGTCCTGTTTGATTACCCATATAGAGGTAAGTCCATCGCTGCCGCCGTCGCCGCCGGCGCTCAGCACGTTGTCGAGACTCAGGGCGTTCAGGCGGTTGGCCAGGCCCAGGGGCTCAAAGACATTGGTCGGCCGGTCGCCGTAAAACAGCATCTCTGCCGCCTGTTCGGTGAGTCCTTCAACAACCGCGTCATCTTCCTTCTTCCGGTAGGCCGCGGGGTTGCCGCTCGCCTGGGCGATGTCCACCGGCACGTTGGAATAGAGCTTCATGTGCGAGCACTGCTCTTCAACCTGCCGTGCGGTTGCCTTTCCGGAACCGTAGAACCCACCGAGCGGGCCAAACTCGCCCTTGGGCAGATTCTCAAAGGTGCTTTCACGATGGGTCACACCACCGTTCGCCTCTTTGAACCGCATATCTCCCAGGATTTCCTGTTCGGACGCCTTCAGGAGGATGTCCTGCAGGCGCTTATCCTGCATGCGGTTTGCCAGCTCAACCAGAGAATGGTCAAGCGCATCACTATAAGTAGCCATCTTTCAGCTCCTATCTATCGTTTTTTTCAACGATCAGGAGTCAAAGTTGGTCTCCGGGTAATACGTCTCGGCAAGGTCTCCCCCGCCGCTGCCGCCGTCGACGCTGCCTTCCACCAGGGTGTCCGGCTTAATCATCTGCCAGATCCCGTGGAACATGCGCATCATGTCCGGGTCGTTCCCGTAACCACTCTCCACCATGCGCTGTGCCAGAGTGTTATCACCCATTTTTTGAGCCACCGTCTTGAATGCCGTTTGGACTTCGTTCAGGTTGCCGTCAAACTTGTCACCCCATTCCTTCTTGAGCTGATCAAACTTCTCTTTCCGGGCCTTCGCCTGTTCCTGAGCGGTGCTCAGTTCCTGCTGCAGTTCCCGCCTGTGAAGTTCTTTCGCCTGCTCGTTGGTAAGGCCAAGTTCGTGAACGGTCTTCCGAAACTCTTTCTCCCATTCGGCGTTGTACATCCCTTCCGGGATTCCGTCTGGTAGCTCCAGGGTGTAATCTTCAGGCGTCTCCGGTCTCAACCGTGATAGAAACGCCTCCCTGGCTTGCTCGTCCGCGTCGTCCCCTGGTAGTTCCACCATTCGATCGGCCTTGCTGGCCAGCTCTCTATACGCTTTCGCCGTGTCGCTTGGACTGGCGTGGTCGCGCAATAGCTCATGGCCCTGTAGGTCCCCGGTCAACTGATAGTGCCACTTCGGCAACTCCGGCGCCTGCGTCTGCCCTGGCTCACCCCCGCCATCTGCAGCCGGCGCGTTCCCTGCCTGCCCCGAGTCGCCCGCATCGCCTTGCGGGGCCGTCATATCGTCTGGAACGATCGACGGTTCGTCCACGCTCTGCGGATTCGTCGCAGTCTGGTTATTCGGATCCATGGTTCCCCCTGTCGTTATCTTTTTTCTCCCATACCGGGAGATTCAAAAACTGGTTTACAATTTCCCGGGCGTGACCTTCGTGGAGCACCCCGAGCTGTTCAAGCAACCGCCTGGCATAATCCCGGAGAGCGGTCGCACGTATCAGCGCCTCTCCGGTGAGGGGCGCTCCCTTGGAATCCTTCATCTCATCAAAGAACCCCAGGTCGGTAAGTATGAATGTCAAGGCGTCGCGGCCGTCGTTCCCGGAAAACGTTCGCCGGAGTATCTTCCGCATCTCCAGGTCATGAACGGGTGCTTCGCCGGTGATCCTTCGTCCGTCGAATAACCATCTGATCATTGCGGCATCCCCTGCATCTGTGCCATCACCCCGCCCATTTGCTGGTTCATCTCGTCCATCGGGCTGCCCGGTTCAGGCTGTCGCCCCAGCTTGTCCGCGTTCTGCATAAGAGCCGCCTGTTCCTCTCGCGCCGCCGCTTCCTGCTGGGCCTGCTGCATCTGCCCCCGCCACTGCGCATATTCCCGCTTGTCCCGGACCAGCTTTGCAGGCATTCCGCCCTGCTGCAGCGATTCTCTTCCCAGCTCTTCCCACTTCGGGAGGCCCTGCAGTTCCGGGTGGTACTGAATAAGAGGCAGGAATCCTTCCAGGGCGTTCTGAATTCCCTGGCGCATATGAAACTTTCGATTCGCCTGAGCAAGAGGACCGATGTATTCAATCTTGATTGGTGTTCCGACCATCTGTGCCAGAGCCGGCGGCGGCGGCGGTATCCGGCCTGCGTTCATCGCTTGGCGGAATTCCAAGGCAATAAACTTGTCCAGGACATCAGATTCTATCCGACCGATGATCGGGCCCAGGATGGCTGCTTTCTCGGCCTGGCGCTCCATCACCTCGGTTGCCGTCATGCGCTCAGGGGCCCGCTGGAGCATCAGAAAGAAGTCAACCAGAAAATCATTCTCAATGATCTCCCGTATATCCTGCTGCTGATCCAGCCCGATGGGATAGCTGCCGCCCAAAGACACCGGCGTGATAAACTGGCCAGGGCTGGAGTAGTAGTTGAGCCCGCGGGGCAGAATCTTGGTCTTTCCCCTCATCTCCTCCGGTACGTTGTACGGCGGCTGGACTGTCAACTGGCTGTACTGCATGATATCCCGGGCCATTGCGTTGGCTCGCTTCACTTTTACCAGGGCATCATGTCCAGGGCCACGACCGTATGTCTCGTCTGAGTTCGTGGACCATCGCCATACCACATAGGGCATTTCGTCGAACCCGGACTTCCTGAGTATTTCATTCGTGCCGGCGTCGACGTATACGGATGCCCACTTCTTGTTGACACCGTTGATCTTTGTAACGTCCCGGTCCTCCCGGGGGTACACGGCGTGGACGACTTCATATTTGTTGTACGGATTCTGTTCGGCGTCCAGCTTCACCTGGTCCGGCACGTTATCAATGCCAAACTCCTGGATCATCTGGCGGGCGGTCATCCAGTATTCGCGGAATACCGTGTCTATCCGGTTCCGGCGGTCGGCTCCCAGGTAAATCTCTTTCGGGTGCCGGCACGAGAAGAATGGGATACCTTCCTGCAGGTCCTCTTCCATGAACATCGTGGCGGTCGCTATCGACCCGCCGTCCTTGAAAAACTCAAGGCCCTCTTCGTAGAGGGTTGACTGGGCAAAGTCTGCGTACAGTACGTTCTCTGCAAACTCAAGCCACTGCATGACCCCGGGGGCGTCCATGGCCTGTTGGTTCGGAATACCCAGTTTGAACCACTTGAGCATAGGACCCATGAGATATCCCATCAGTCCGTTGGCCAGGAGATTCAACGCACTCACAGCGGTACCGTCATACATCTCCTTCCCGACCCGTTCACCGCGTCCCTTTCGGTCGTCGAATATTGATCGGCGGGGAATAACGAACCTGGTGATATCCCGGTACTCGGCTTCCCATAGGGTGCGTTCCGCCGCCAGGTGCTCCCGCTTCTCCAGGATTTCCCGTCCGGTTTCGCTCATCGGCTCCTGCCTCGTGATCGGGATTCCCGATATTGCCGCATTACCTCTTCATACTGATCCCGCGTTAGCCGGCCGTCGGCTTCATATCCATTTTCTTTTTGCCATATCTTTGCGGCATTGAACCGACTGAAGCCGCCATCATTCCCCAGTCCCTCAAGGGATCGTATTGCCTGTTCAAATTGACGCTCTTCATCGGGGGTCCATTCAACCTCGTCGCCTCCGCTCTGCTGCGACTGATTACGATTGGATGAATCTTGTTCCGGGCGCTCCCCTTGCTGAGAATCTGACCCGGACCGCTCCAGCATGGACATGATCCGCTGTGCTTCCTGATCGCTGGCCGGAGGCTCCCAGCGACCGTCTCTCTGAATCCGTATTTCGATGCGATTGCCGTTGGGCGTGCTTTGTGTGTTTCCTCCTGAGAAAAACCCGCCAACCGCTCCTTCGGCTTGCTTGATACAGATGTCGCCAGTTCTGTATTCGGACCCTTCTCGAACCGGAGGAATAATCCACCCCTCTCCTGGAGGCTTTCTCTTCGGGTCACGGCGGACGCCGAATCCTGTCTCAAACTCCTGGAGGTCAAATACGCCAGAGGCGGCTGTTTCTACGGTTTGTTCTTCTCGGGAAGCGGGTCTGTTGAGCGGTCGCATAGGGGCACACCTCCGTTAGGTACGCACCCCCATGCTTAACGTTAGTTTACTACACAGGTGTGTAGTATGTCAAATAGCGGACTCGTTTTGCGATAGATATAACCATGGCGCACACCATAAAAACCACACACAACACCATCATGATATCCAGTACCTGGGTAGTCATCCGCTCCGCCGCTGGATAGGAGTTGCGCAGGATGCTCCAGTCTTTCTGATGATGCGCATTCCCGGAGGCGGTGATACCATTCATGAACAGGAGCCCCGCCAGCCACGTGGCTTTCCTGAACATAATCAGAACGATCGCCACCGCCGTCCCGAAGATCATCTCAAAATACACACCCCCGGCATATATAATCACTGCGTTACCACCATACGTGATCGCTTCATTCCAGGTCACTACGTCCCACCCCCCGTACCCTCCGGTAGCGAAGGCTGCAATAACGTGGCCCATCTCGTGGATCGGTATTCCGATAAGAGCCCTTACAATGCCGGTTGAGCCAAAGAACAGTCCCACAAAGAACAGGGCGTATGGCAGTGCCTCGTTTTGCAGTCGCTTCATTTCTTTACCCTCCACGCGGGATTCCCCACCGTATCATGGATGCGCTTCTTGAGCTCCGCCGCAATCTCTTCGGTGACCCAGTAGTCACGGCCCTGCTTCTCGCATCCGATGTCACGCAGGTGCTTCTGAACAGTCCTGCGTGAAACGCCCAGGTATTCTGCCGTCTCTTTCGTCGTCATATCTACATTATACGCCACGGCGCACATTATATCAACGTATATTTTCAGCCTATATTTCCAGCGGATTCCACTCCTCCTGGATATCCATAGACGTGTTTGCGGTTTCCGGTTGCGGAAACACAGACCCCAGGTCGGGGTCCATAATCCTGCTGGTAGCGTCAAGCATGTCGTCGTGCTCCGAATACGGGAAGTCACGAAACTCCTGCAGAAACTCTTTCGTCATATCGATATTGCGGTTCTGGTAATCAACATGCCAGCAGTCTTCTGGTATCCACACCCTTCCATCCTGGAACGCCGGGACAAGGCGGCGGATACGATCGTTCTTCGGCATCCTGCCGGCCATCTTCTTGATTGCAAACCGGTAATTGGTCTGGGCCATGCGCTCTGACATATAGTGAATGTCACTCATCATGCCGTACTGCTCGTATCCAACAACGACCGGGCGGTGCTCCTGGTGTAGCTTGAATAGCACATTCGCCCGCTCTGTCAGGTTGAGGCGGTCCCGGATCCACTTGATGATGTAGTAGTTCTGGTCCGCTCCCAGGCCAACGACAGCAAACACGGTGTAATCGTTCTCCTTCTTTTTTTCGTTCGCTGCATCAACCAGGATATACACGGTCATGTTTGTTGCGGTGCGCCCCTGCCAGTATCGTATCCATTCGTCACGGAATCCCTGGGCGCTGTCCATCTTCGGGTCCTGGAACAGCTGTGCTGCTGCGATGTATGGACCCATGGAGCGGTATTTATCACCAAGCTCTGCCCTGGTCCATATGAACGGCTCGCCTCCCAGGGTCCCGTCCTTTGTGGCCATGTAGACCCGGGGGGTTGCCGCCTCCCGTTCAATGATCGTTTTATACGTGTCCGAGTAGTGCCAGCGCGTCCCGATGTACCGCCGGCGGCCACCCTGGGCGCCCAGGTTCAGCGATAAGGCCCACGCCTCGGTGGTCTTCGCAATCTGCTCCGGGGTCGTTACGCTCTCCCGTGACACAACGTCATCGTATACCAAGGTCATGAAGTGCTTTGATGTCGGCTGACCGTCCACAAGACCCCAAGCTTCCACCGTCGCCTCTTTCGGATTACCTTTCCGCTTCACGGTTATGCCGTTGTCCATGCTCCAGGACGGGGACCCCTCCTTCGGGTGTGTCGGATTCTGGTACAGAACGTCCGGATACAACTCCTTCATCAACTGGTTATCCTCAAACTCTCGCTTAATCTGCTTCAGAAACTGTTTTGCAATGGGGCGGGTGAAACTGAATATTCCGAAGGTCACCTCTGGATCGTTCAGGATGTCCTGGATCGTCAGGGCAAAGGTGATGATCGTAGACTTATAATGCTCCCGGGACCATAGGTCCAGGTATCCGTTCGGCGCTGACTCAACTTCCCTGCAGCGGTCATAGACAAAGTCATTGTCAGCGTCGCTCCGGTGCAGGATATGGACCAGCAGAAAGAAAAGGTCGCGCCGCCCCAGCTCAGCCATGATCTGCAGGGTCTGGGCCTGGTTCTTTGCGGCATTCAGAAGATCGTTATACAGTACGTGCGCCTCAGTCCTCTTCACGTTCCTTCCTTGTTTTCTGGCGGATTGCCACGATGGCTTCCTTTACTTCCGGCGGAAGGGTAATCGTCGTCCCCTCGCCCTGGCCGTCTTTGTCTATCTCTTGAGCCAAGCGCTGACCGTGGGGACCATTGATGATCTGCACAGCGGTCCCGGCTCGTATGTTCCATGGGACAGCTGGGTTTTGCATCGCTTCAATCGCTGTATCCCTAGCGGCTTTCACCAGTGGGACCATATCAATATGCTCTGCCTCAACGACCCGTGGCGGCCGGCCTCTTCTTCCTGGTGTTACGTTACGTTCGTCTGTTACATTTTTTGTGACAGGCGTAACAGCGTTTTCCTCTTCTTTGGTTTCCCTGTTTCTCTTCAGGGCCATGCGGACCGCCGCTGCGCTTTTCCCCAGGGCAGATCCTATTTGTGCTGCTGTCATCTCCGGGTTTGCTGCTTTGATCTCTGCTGCTCGTGCGTACCAGTCTGCCATAGCGCCGCTACCTCAACGGTGGATCGTAGTTCTCGTCCTCATCATCTTCCATTTCAGAAAATACCGCGGTGACCTGCATGTTTGGGAATACGGTGCATAGATATTTGTCCACGCTGAACACATGGACCCGTCCGGTAAACCCGGAGGCTATCATAGCGTCCCGGATCATCTCTTGTGTAATCGGATCATTGAATACTCGGTCTGCGTTATCCATATCAACTCCAACGCTTCGCGTTCTCTTGCTGTATCTCGATACGATCCTTTCTATGGACGTAGGGTAAGCGAGCAATCATTTACGCCTCCTGACAAAATCCCAAACAATAAGAAGTACGCTACCGCTCATCAGCAACGCGACGACGGAAAGCAACGTGAGAATTATAGTTTCCCAAAGGCTGCTCATCACCAACCCCCCGCGCCTTGATCTCATTCTCAAGCTGAACTATATATGCTGCCACATCACCAGCCCATGCGCGTTCTATCATCACTGTCGCCTTCTCCTTTGGAGTCAATCGCGATAGATCAAAAAGTTCTTGTGCGTAATCAGGATGTAAATTCCTTACCGCCTCTTGCTCTGTAACGATTCTGTCCACAGATGAAAAATCCTTACTCCCATAACCTCGCCGAACTTCATATTGGCTTTCATTATTCATCCTGTCCTCCCATCTCAGTCACGCACCAATGCAGCACGCGGAACGCCTCCGCGTCATCGCACAGAATCGCGGCAAGGCGGTGGAGGGCGTATTCAGGGGGCAGTGCCGACCCACGGACGCACACAATCTCGTCATAGTCTCCCTCAGCACACCACAGCTCACCCTCGCGGTAGCGGAGCTGTTCGGCGGCGTCTGACCATGGCACCACAGGCGGTTCCATCTCCCGCTCAGGCGTCAGGTCAAGCAGTCGCCCGATGCGCTCCACGTCTCCGGTAAGGCCCTCCGGCGTGGCCACAACTCCTGCGGTCAGGGTGTAGGGTAGCGGAAACGCCGGTCCTCCGTCATTCATCCTGTCCTCCTTCCGCGAGTGCGGTGCGAATCTTTTCCATCGTTGGCCGATAGAACTTTTGATCATTGATGGTGGTGCGCTCGATTATCATATCTCTCGCCCACTCCAGCGCCTCCCGCAGTCGGTCGCGTTCGACCCGTAGCGCGTCCCGCTCTCTTGCTATTGCCTCAGTTGTCGATGCGCTGTACCACCGTTCGCGCTCCTTCTCCCACGCTTCAAGTGTTGTCATCGCCCCGCCTCCCGTGCTTCCGCTTCGGCGCGGGTAATTATGGTGTCATAGTAGATTGTTCCTACCATGTCTGTTTCGAAGACGGCGTCGATTGATTGACCGCCTGGCCAATCCAGCACAGGCGGCACCTTCACCGCCACCTCGTCATCAGCGAGGATGCGGGCGGGTTTCCATTCGATGCCTCGAAGCTCTACCCTACCGTAACGTGTGTAAACACAGTCGGCATGTACGCTAACAACGCCGACATCCCAAACATCCGCATATGCGCCCCCCCTTTCTCGCCATCTCACAGATTTACCCGGCTCGGGATACGGCGGGTCGAGTTCGTCTCTGAGGATTTGCATTTCCTCCCGCAATCCGTGTTCCGGGTACGCTCTCAATGCTCTATCAATCCGCTTCGCAATCTCTTTTTGTGTCATTCCGTCTCCTCCCTGTCCCTATTGAAAAAAGCGGCCCCGCTGGTCCCCA